CGAAAAAATGATGGCTGGCAAAGGCGACATGGAAAAAGACGACGACGATAAAGACGAGTCTTTAGAACCAGTTGCTGACGCTGATGCTGATCTGTCAGTTGAAGGCAAAATGTCTGATAAAAAAGACATGAAAAAAGAAGCAATGCATAAAGATAAAGGCATGAAAAAAGAAGCAGTGAAAGAATATAAAATTCAAAAATCTGCGGACAATGCCGACCATGCAGATGCTAAGAAAAGTCCAATGACAGGTGATGGTGGAGCGGATATGAACACAACAAGAGGTTCAAATATCGCAAAAGGTGGAGCCGACGAAAAAGGCAGACCGGCACCGACAGCAGAGAAAATGGCAGACTTTGAGAACACAGGTGGTAAAGACAAGTCAACATCTTTCAAAAAAGAGATGAAGGCTAACACTGCTGATGGTTCAGAAAAATCTGTTAAATCACCAATTAGCGGCAAGTAATAGCCATAATTGGAACCATTAGGAGAATCTGATGTCATCACTATATCTTAGAGAACACTTAACCTACGATCAGGCACGAGTACAGGTTTTGCACGAAGGCAAAGACGGCAAGGATTTGTACATGAAAGGTATCTGTATTCAAGGGGGCATCAAGAATGCCAATCAAAGAGTTTATCCTGTAAATGAAATACAAACAGCAGTAAAAACTCTTAATGATCAAATAGGTTCAGGTTATTCAGTTCTTGGAGAAGTGGATCATCCAGATGATCTTAAAATAAATTTAGACCGTGTGTCTCACATGATTACTGAAATGTGGATGGACGGTCCAAATGGATATGGTAAAATGAAAATTTTGCCTACTCCGATGGGCCAACTTGTTAGAACAATGTTGGAATCAGGTGTGAAACTTGGCGTATCGTCTAGAGGAAGTGGTAACATTTCCGAATATGGCGGTGGTCAAGTCTCAGACTTTGAAATCATCACTGTCGATGTTGTGGCCCAACCTTCGGCACCAGGTGCTTACCCAACGCCAATTTACGAACACTTGATGAACACAAGAGGCGGAAATAGAGCAATGGGCATGGCGGCTGAAGTTAGAAATGATAAAAAAGCACAAAAGTATCTACAAGATGCTATTAAAAACGTAATAAAAGGACTAAAATAATGATCGACGCAATATCAAAACTAGTTGAATCAGGCGTAATCGGAGAAGAAACTAAGGTTTCAATCGAAGAGGCTTGGAACGACAAAGTTAAGGAAAACAGAGATCAAGTGACTGCTGAACTTAGAGAAGAATTTGCTAAGAGATACGAACATGACAAGAACAACATGGTCGAGGCTATTGATAAAATGATGACTGAAAAGTTGTCTGAAGAAATAGGCAAATTTGTACAGGACAGAAAATCACTTGCACAAGAAAAGATTGCTTACAAAGAAAACGTAGGCAAACACTCAAGCAAGTTAGAAGAATTTGTTTTAAGCAAATTAACTAACGAGTTAAAAGAATTACACGCTGATAGACAAGGCGTTCATGAAAACTTTAAAAAATTAGAAGAGTTCGTAGTTGGAGCACTTGCTAAGGAAATTAAAGAATTCCATGAAGACAAAAAAGGCGTGGTAGAAACTAAAGTTAAATTAGTGAAAGAAGCAAAAGGCCAATTGGCTAAATTGAAAGAAACTTTCATTAAGAGATCTGCAAAAGTAGTAGAGAATGCTGTTTCTAAAAAATTGACGCAAGAAATTGCTCAATTAAGAGAAGACATCAGTTCTGCTAGAGAGATCAACTTTGGTAAGAAAATATTCGAAGCGTTTGCTTCAGAGTATCAAGCATCATACTTAAATGAGAAGTCGGAAACGGCTAAACTTATGAAAGTTGTTGACGAGACCACTTTGAAACTAAAAGACGCTGAGAAATCCATCGAAGATAAGAAAGCGGTGATTGAATCTAAGGAGAAGGAAATTTCCAGAGCCAAAGATTTGATGGAACGTAAGGAAACGATGGGTGAGTTGCTCAAACCATTGAGCAAAGAAAAAGCAGATGTTATGTCACAACTGTTAGAATCAGTTCAAACAGGCAAACTAAAATCTGCTTACGACAAGTATCTTCCTGCAGTTATGGATGACAAACCAGTTGCACAGGCAAAGAAAATAATTTCTGAGTCTTCAGGCGACAAAGCGGATGTCAGACAGACTAGAGGAGATGCTGACATTAACAGTATCCGTAAATTAGCGGGTATATAACAAACTGAAGGGGAACAAATAATGTCTGAATTATTTGAATCAAAATGGGGCGAAACAAAAGCCGCATTAACTGAAGGTTTAGCAGGCAACAAGAAAAAAACAATGGATGTTGTTCTTGAAAATACTAAAAGGTATTTGTCAGAACAAGCCACTGCTGGTGCAACTAGTGCCGGTAACGTTGCTACGTTAAACAGGGTTATTCTTCCAGTAATCAGAAGGGTTATGCCAACTGTGATCGCGAATGAGATCGTAGGTGTACAACCAATGTCTGGTCCTGTAGGACAAATCCACACACTAAGAATCAGATATGCTGACACAGTAAGTGGTAACACAACTGCTGGTGAAGAAGCATTATCTCCATTCAAGATTGCGAAAGCATACTCAGGTAACACCAACAACACAACTCCTAAAGCGGCATCAACTGCATCTTTAGAAGGTACTGCTGGTAAGAGATTAAGCATTCAAATCTTGAAACAACCTGTAGAAGCCAAATCAAGAAAACTATCAGCAAGATGGACTTTTGAAGCGGCTCAAGATGCACAGGCTCAACAAGGTATCGATGTAGAAGCAGAAATCATGGCGGCACTTGCCCAAGAGATTACTGCTGAGATCGACCAAGAGATCATTGGATCATTAAGAACATTAGCCGGTTCGGCTTCTGAGACTTTTGACCAGTCTGCTGTATCAGGTACTGCAACATTCGTGGGTGATGAACACGCGGCGTTGGCAGTATTAATCAACAGAGTTGCAAACCAAATCGCAACAAGAACAAGAAGAGGCGCTGGAAACTACGCAGTAGTATCTCCAACTGCTTTAACTATTCTTCAATCTGCAACAACTTCTGCGTTCGCAAGATCAACAGAAGGTACATTTGAGTCACCAACAAATACAAAATTTGTAGGTACTTTAAATGCGGCAATGAGAGTTTATGTAGACGCTTACGCGGCTGACAACACATCAGTGCTTGTAGGTTACAAAGGTGCGAGTGAGGCAGATGCTCCGGCATTCTACTGCCCATACATACCTTTAATGAGTTCTGGTGTTGTATTAGATCCATCTACTTTCGAACCAGTAGTAGGCTTCTTAACAAGATACGGATATGTAGAGTTAACAAACACTGCATCTTCACTTGGTAACGCGGCTGACTATGTAGGTCTAGTAGGTGTGAACAGCACAAACTTAAAATTCAAGTAAGCGATTTACTTTTATTTCGAAAAGGGCGGCATTTTGTCGCCCTTTTTTTTGACTTTTTTTTCGGTATCTTGTAAAATGTAGTATGGAATATTGTTTTCATCACATACCTAAAACTGCTGGATCCTCTTTGCAGTTAAGATTGGCTCACAGAGAACACATAGGACAGTTGCCAAAAGGATCAACACTTGTTGTATATCCCCTGCATGATGGCATGCGATTTTATAGAGTGTCAGAAGACCCCGACTTTGATTATACCAAACCCATTAAAGAAGCATTCTTACGCACATACAAAACTGGTAGTGCTGTTGGTAAGTCAACAATAGTTTGTGGTCACTACACAAATATTAGTCAGCCAGGACAACACATCACATGGTTACGTGATCCACTTGCCAGAGACGTAAGCCATTTTAATTACGACTGCAAGTATGGTCACGAATTGACAAAAGATTTTGCACAACATCTATCCATGATGTCAGGAAACTTCATAGTGCTATGGTTGTATGGAAAATATATAGGCAGACATGATAGTGTCAGCATGAAGTCCAGGTATGACACTGTAAGAAAAGTTCTTAAAGACAAATTCTTAAAAGTTTATGACTCGGACCGATTCGAAGAAAGTTGGGATGAAGTATCTAGTATGTTAAACATCGACAAGGAGCCGAGACTAAGTTCAAATAGATCAAACAAAGATTATCAGAAAATACAAAAATTATCTGACCTATCAGAAGAATTTAAAGTTTGGCATCGTTCCTATAACAACTATGATTATCTTCTGTACGAAGAATTTTGTAAGTAGTTAATAAATTTTTTTACCCTCCATACGACTAACAGACCAAAACTGGTAGTAAAACTTTTGCACAACACTTCTAAATAATTCTGTGATTCAATAAGAATCACATAACAAGAAGGAGATCCAAATATGGAAATCTTTAACAAAATCAAATCTTTGTCAAAGTCAATCACTGAAGTTGGCGTTGGTTTGATCGCCCTCGCGATAGTTCTTGAAGTTCTGTTCAAAGGTCAGGCTATACCTTTCCTTGGAAGCATGAATGTGATCGGGAACATATCCGGGATTGTAAAATCTTTTTCTGCTGATGGATTAGTAGGACTTGTAGCAATGTATGTCCTATATGCTATCTACAAAAAAGGTTAGTAATCTACAGGGCGATGTAACGTGCATCGCCCTTTTAAACACAACTATAATTTTACCAAAAAAATAATAAATACTATCAGTTCAAACGTGCCCGTCGTCATATAGATGGGACTTATGCGGAATAACCACCGCGTACCCAGGAGAACTGGGATTGGACTCCTAAAAGAGGAGAAAACAAATGGGACGACCGATAAAAAAATCTAGAATGTTAGCGTCTTTTACCCCAGGTGCAACAAGCATCATTGCTGTAAGTAATTACAGAACTGGTGGCTCAAACGTGGTTGGTACAGGATCTTACATTGTCTCACAAAGAGGATCAAAACAGTTTAAGGTACACTTAAACGATTCATCTGAAGAAGTGATGACACTAGTAACGAAGGGAACCTTAACTGACAACGGAACTTTCAACGTTCAAGTTATCTTAGATGACTCAACTGTAGCATATGTAGAGAAGTTTTACAACAACACTATCCACTACGTGACTGCCGCAGGAACGACTGGAAACGTGCCTTATTCATTAGTAACTAGTGAATCAGCGGACGAAGATCAAGTTTCAGGAAAAGGTAACATCGACATCAGAAACTTTAGTGCCACTGGCGCGGCTGATTAATAGACTAATCATTCTAGCACACGTGCTTAATGGGGGGAGTTTTTACTTCCCCCATTTTTATTATAAATACTGCAAATGACGAAAATCTTACGTACATCGAACGACTACACGATAAAAGCAGGCGATGGGTTCAACTCAGGCGCTGGCACAAACACCATAACATTGGACAGTTCATTAGTAAGTGTTGCTGGAAACCTCACAGTAGCAGGAACAACTACCACAGTAAACACCACAAACACGGTGGTTGCAGACAACATTATAGAATTAAATTCAGGAATTTCTTCAAGTAACAACGATGCAGGAATCATAATTGAGCGAGGCTCAACAGGTGACAACGCGGCAATAGTATGGGATGAGTCTGCAGATTCATTTGTACTAGGAACCACCACGGCGACAGGTGCAGACAAGTCGGGAGGAATAAGTGTAACCGCTGGATCACTCACAATCGGAAATCTAATCACCGCAGATATAACAGCAAACAGTTTGACAACTAACGTGATAAGTTCCAATGGATCAAACGCTGGCATCAGTATTCAACCAAGCGGTTCAGGCGAGGTACTATTGGGTTCCTTAAGATTGAACGGAACTACTTTAGACACAGATGATTCCTCAGCAATCACCATAGGCGAAGAGATAAACTTCCAAGGCGCAGTAAATTTATTAGGCGGCGATCTAATCACCGGTGGTAATAGAATATCTTTTAACGATCAGAGTTCAGGAACGGTAAGTTTCTTGGACTTTACTGTGACACAATTCGGACAAAGCAACAATACAGTTTTAAGCAGTGTTAAAAGTATCAATATGTTTTTAGACTCCAATGGTGGGGACACAGGAGAAGCATTCAGGATCTACAACAACACCAATCCAGACAGTTCACCAACTGAAAACACATACATTTTTAAAGTAGACGAAAGCGGTGATCTATTTGTAACAGGAGATACTACCATGACAGGTGATCTAACTGCAACAGATATAACTGCAAACAGTTTAACAACAAACGTGATATCGGCGAATGGATCAAATGCTGGCATGAGCATCCAACCAAGCGGAACAGGTAACCTTACGCTAGGTGCTGTAAAAATAAATGGCACAACTTTAAGTTCAGATGATTCAACCAAGATTACAATAGCAGAAGCCACTGATGTAACAGGCACGTTATTCTCTCGAGGAAATGTTTTTGGAGTGCAAAGACTGACTGGATCGGGTAGCACAGAAGTTGTTAGTTTAACAGACACAGTCACACTTTTAATAACAACAGGATCTAACCAAGCGTTTTCATTGGCAGATGGTGTGGAAGGACAACTTAAAATAATTTCGATGGTGACAGACGGAGGCGATGGAATAGTAACTCCGGCAAACTTTATTAACGGAACACAAATAACATTCAATGATGTAGAAGACACCGTAGTACTGCTCTATCAATCAACTGGTTGGGTCTGTCTAGCACGTCAGAACGCCATATTTTCATAAGGATAACGGATGAGATTTAAAGATATCGAAATAAACATCAAGGCTACACCCGACAAAGAGGACGAAGCACTTCTACAAAATTTAATTGGGGCAAAAGGAGCCAGTGTTACAACTGACACAGATGTTCAAAACCAACAAAGCACCGGACCAGAAGAAAATCCAGGCAAGGTAGCGTCTGATGATCCCAACGATGCTCCAGCAGTGTATCCATTACAACAAGAAATTGAGATGAGAAAAGCAGAACTGGGCAAAGATTCAGAAACAATTGCAAACGTTACAAAAGATCAAGAAGACAAAGGACCAGAAGTTAAGGAAGAAGAGCCACTTGTACAGGCGCCAGAAGTGACAAGTGGAGACAAACCAGGCATTCCGGCCGCAATGAAAAACAAAGAACCACAAAACGAAAGTGAATTTATTCAAAGATTAAAGAAGTTATCTGGCCAAATTTAAGGAGCGTACATGGCATTTAGAAAACTAGTAGGTTCATACAAAGATTACAACTTAGCAACAACTGTTATTGAAGACGGATATCTAGTGGTAGACGTTGACACAGGAAGCCTTGCCCTAGGGGATGGTGTTACTCCTGGTGGTAATGCCATAAGCACCGGTGGAAGTAGCAGTTCTCTTGGTGACTTGTCAGCGGTTGGATCGACACTGTCAGCGCCAACTAGTGCTGACTTGACCTTACAAACTTCGGGCGCAGGCGTTGTGGTAGTAAATGACTCATTTAAAATAGGTTCAGGCTCAACAGTGACCTCTATAGTAGATGAGGACGACATGAGTTCTGATTCAGCAACTGCATTGGCAACTCAACAGTCAATCAAGGCCTACGTTGATAACGAAATTTCTAATGTTAGTGTTGGTGATCTTAGTTTCATCGGATCCACCATAGCGGCTCCGTCTAATGCAGATTTGACATTGACGTCAAGCAACGGAAATGTTGTAGTCGAGGGCATAAGGATATCAGGCACAACTATTCAAACTGAAGATTCCACGATTGGTGTGCAGATTGCCGGAAACTTGATACCATCTCAGGATGGTGTTTTTACACTAGGTTCAAGCACACGTAGATGGCAAACTTTATTTGTTGCCGCAAACACTATTGATCTTGGTGGAGCAACTATAAGTTCGGATGGAACAGGTTCAGTGACCATAGCGGCGGAGGGTGCAGTGTTGCCAACAGGCAGTAAAGTGTCTGCAAATCCCATAGCGTTGCTAGGCGCAACTGCTGGTACAAGGGCAAGACCAATACAAAACGTGCCAGTATACCTGACAGATGGAAGCACTTCATTTACAGACGCACAATTATTGGCCCAAACTGCCGGATTGAATCTAGAGTTCAATGCAACTGTTGAAACTGTGCCTGTTTATACAGATGCGGGACAGACCTTTACTTTAAGTGATGGTTCAGCACTTTCAGCCAATGCGGCAGGTATAACACTTTTTCAATTTTAGTTAAATACGTAAAGTTAAAAGGAAATGCATCCAGCGAATTTACGAAGGCTGGGCACAGAACTAAACTATGGCAGATAAAACACCCGTACGAGTCGTCTTTAACAGCGACAATGTGGCCACAGGGATGGCCGAATTTCAATCCGGAGAAACCGTTGCAGTAAGTCACGGTGGAACAGGTTTATCATCAATAGGAAGTTCACTACAAGTTCTAAGAGTAAATGCGGCAGGAAACGCTTTAGAGTTTGGAACATTAGAAGACTTAGGCGACATAGGTTCAATAGGATCGACACTTACAGCGCCAAGTAACGCAGATTTCACAATAACCACTGCCGGCACAGGTAACATTGTTTTAAATGACCTAACGATTTCAGATAACAGCATATCTACAAATAGATCAAACGATGACCTAAACATAAATGCAAGTGGATCAGGCACGGTTGTATTAGAAAATTTAAAAGTTGGCACTAGTGGTGCCACAGTAACGACTATTCTAGATGAAGATGCGATGGGTAGCGATAGTGCTACATCATTAGCAACTCAACAATCTATTAAAGCATATGTTGACACACAAGATGCCAACATAGCGTCTGACACATTAACATTTACAAATAAAACTTTTGATGTTGAAGGTACAGGAAACAGTATTAGTAATATTGATGTAGCGGATCTTAAATCAGGAGTGTTAGATACAGATTTAAGTAGTGTTTCAGGGTCCGATGATACTTTAGCATCAGCCAAAGCAATTAAGTCATATGTGGATTCACAACTTACTGCAAGTGATCTAGACTTTTCAACAGATGATTCAACAGCACTTTCAATTGCATTAAGCACTGAATCATTACAATTTAGTGGTGGCTCTGGTATATCTACCAGAGGTAGTGCGAACACAGTGACAATTGATATAGATACAGGCACAGTTGTGACGTTGACTGACTCACAAACTTTAACTAATAAAGTTTTAACCAGTGCAACTTTAAATTCAGGTGTAAGCGGGACAGCAGTTTTAGATGAAGACAACTTTGCTTCAAATAGTGCAACACAAATTGCAACACAGCAATCTATCAAAGCGTATGTTGATGCTGAAGATGCCAATATTGCATCAGATACTTTAACATTCACTAACAAAACTTTTGATGTTGAAGGAACAGGCAACTCTATTTCAAACATTGATGTATCAGATTTCAAAGCGGCCGCCATTACAACAGAGTCAGAAGGCATAGGTTCAAACGACAATGACACGTCGTTGCCTACATCAGCCGCGGTCAAAGATTATGTTGATACACAAATAACAGCAGAAGACCTAGACTTTAGTGCAGATGATTCAACTGTGTTATCAATTGATTTGGATTCAGAAGTTTTACATTTTGCAGGTGGCAACGGAATTAGCACATCAGTAAGCAACAACACAGTAACACACGCTATAGACACAGGCACAGTTGTAACTTTAGCAGATTCACAGACATTAACAAACAAAGTTTTAACAAATCCAACAATTAACGCATTCAGTGGCACAGGAAACGGCAGTATAACAGGAACCTTAAGCATTGACAACACAACAACTGGTGATTCACTTTTAATTACAAGCACAGAAGATTCAAATTCGGCCGCACCTGTAATTACTTTGAAGAGAAATAGCGGAAGTCCAGCAGACGCAGACTATCTTGGCAGAATAAATTTCAAAGGTGAAAATGATGCCGACCAGGCAGTCACTTATGCAAGAATATCTGGAAAAATTTTAGATTCATCTGATGGCACAGAAGATGGTGCTATTGAATTCAACACCATAAAAAATGGTTCTTCGACTATAAGTGCAAGACTAAACAGCGACGAACTTAAACTATTGAATGGAACAACATTAGACGTTGACGGAGCAGGAACCTTTGCTGGATCTGTGACTGCAACCAGTGTGGTTACAAATGATATTGTTTCTAATGGATCAAACGCAGAATTTACAATTGCTTCGTCAGGCACAGGTGACACAATTGTTGACTCTGGCGGTGATATTATTCTTGACGCTGACAACGCCGATGTAATTTTGAAAGACGATGGCACAGAATTTGGGAGATTCAGTAGGGTATCATCAAACCTTGTAATTAAATCCGCAACAAATAACAAAGATTTAGTGTTCAAAGGCGTAGATGGATCAGCCACAATCACTGCCTTAACACTAGACATGAGTGAGGCCGGCGCCGCAACATTCAATGACGTTATCATTTTAGGAACAAACAAAGAAATTCAGTTTGTAGACACAAACGAGTCTATCA